TCTCGGACGGGTCTTTGATTGCTTCGATATCTTTCTTGGTCATACTTCCCGGTGTCTGCTGATGTCCAATCCGCGCTGTTGCAAATCTCGCCTGTTGCTGCTGAGCCTGCCGTTGACTTTCATCTACAAATGTATCAGGTTCATCCTGTTTCATCTGTTCAAGTAAATCATTAAGTCCAAGAATCTTTCCGTCCTTAAGCTTAAGACCAGCTGATTTGATATCAGCAGTAACAGATCTTTTAGCTGCTGGAGATGAAAAATTAACATTTTCCAATGCAGTTTTAAGAGCATCGTCAAAATCTCTTTCGTATATTTTCGCATTGAATTCTTTCTCCGCATCTGCCGCTTTCTGTTTCCAAGTCGCTAACTCGGTCTTGACATTTGCCGGGTCAATGCCGTCAAAGCCTTTTAAGGTTTCTTCTGCTGTCTCAGCACGTTCTTTCCAGTCATCACGTTCACCTTCGACTTTCGACAGAGTTTTCGCTACTTCTTTAGCATTCTTATAATGCTCAGAGAGTGCTTTCTTCACATCTGCCTGCTTGTCCTCCGGAATTTCAATTCCAAATGATTTTAATGTGTCAATAAGTTTCTGCATATATATCCTCCTGGTCGTGTTTATTGACCTGCCGCCGCAGGTAAGTGGATTAAGCCAGTTAGACCACTGGCAGGGTAATTGCAGGAGACGGATTTGAACCGCCGTTCTCAAGGGTATGAACCTTGCGAGATTCCATTTCTCTATCCTGCGATGTACATATCTGGAAGAACCATTTCAGCACGTTCACTTATTGCCTACTTTAAGGGAGACCACTTTGCAATCCGATAGGCGGCAAACATGTCCGGAACTCGGAATTACATTCCCATGCGCCACCCTGCGCTATTCCCACGCCAAACTTTCAGGCTCCAGACAAGCGGAACGGATGGATTCGAACCATCAAGACCTAGTCTACGACCAGGCCGTTCCCAGTTACTTGCACATTCCGTCAACCCGAATTCCCGGGTTAGCAAGGTGTTTAACGTGTCATGCCTGCCACGAGTTGTTTCGGGCACCTGTCGGCCCATCTACCTTTTACAAGGAGGTGCGTACTGTCTATATGATCGCATAGACAGTAATGATACGTGTCGGAAATTGCATCCGCTTTTCAACCTCATGCGTCTTGTGCTAGCTAAACACTGCATTTTCTATTAAGGACACGTATCGAAGAAAGGAGGAATCAATGAAAAATGTCTATGTCAAGTGGCTACAACCACTTACGAATCTTCCTTATGAATACATTTTACCACAGAACCTCCAAAAAGTTGTGGTACATGTTTTGACTAATTAGAGCATATCACGGAGCTTTTCCACGTATCTTTTAACAAGATCACGTTCCTCCCGGCACTCCGCATCCTTGGACATATCGCTCATTTCTGTTGTGAGTTCGTCCAGATGTTCTTCCAGAGCGGCAAGCATCTTCCTCTTACAGTCCTCAGATTTGCCAGAACGATAGCTCTGTTTCTGTGTCATGTAGTCATCGTAAGCGTCTCGTCCGTCAGAACGGCTGTAATGCCCTCTGACATAATGTTCCCCACGTCTGGCATAAGAACTGCCTCTGTCGTAATCCGGCATCATTCTGCCATCATTTGAGCTATATCTCCCCATGCTGTCGCGCTTTCTTCCACGTTCGCTGTAATCGTCATTGTAGCCACCACGCATCTCATCAAGGACAGTATTGTAATATTCCACTTTCTTGTCCCAGTACTGCGTATTCTTGATATCTTTATACATATCAATCAGTTTGTATGTCATTTCCAGATTTCCAGTGGTCAGCCCACTGTCAGCAATTTTGGACAGTTCGTCTTCAATTCTTGCACATAAGTCTTTAATGTCTCTCATAATCACACCTCCTATGCTTCTCTGGTCACAACAATGTTTGCGTTCGCAACAGAAACAGCCTGATCGCTTGTGTTCTCTACTGCGATATTAACGCAACATCCGCGAGGTACATCAATATAGATACCAGAGGACACATTGTTATACTGGTCTACTGCTGCCGGTGTGGAAATCATCTGTGAAGATAATACAGGCTCGCCAGAGATTGCAATAGCCAGAGAAATAGCTCCGACAGTACCGCCTGTTGGAATTGCGATATTACCAGAAAAATCCACGAAGAATCTAGCCTTGCACTGGTTAGTAAGTCCTCTCAGCGTAATGATTCCACTTCCCTCCCTGTGTTGAATGCAGTTAGAACCTTTGACTGCTGTGTTTGAAAATACTACGTTTCCATTTGCTGCTACAGTCTGAGCAGCTACATTTGTAAATTCTGCCATAAAAATACTCCTTTCATATCACAAAAGGACAGGTCTCAGCCTGCCCCTCTGTGTAATACGGCATAAGCCGACATCCGAATCAATCGAAAGATACTCTCGATATGAAGTTGTTAACAATTACATCCGGTGTTGCATCCGCATCCGTAATATGTGTTCGGATTAGGAACCTGATATGCCGGAATCGGTGCTGGATTAATCGCATTAATGAGCTGCTGTGTCTGAGAAGCCATTGCAGTTGTGAGAAGCGCACTCTGGCGATCCTGAGAAGCGGCACGTCTGAGGTCGTTATTTTCAGCCTGGAGATTGGATATCTTCTCGTTGCACAGGTAATCAAGGATTGCCCTTGTTCCGGCGTTCTGGCTGTCGATAATGTCTCTTGTGTTACTGTTCATGGTGTTCTGCAATGCACAGGTATTCTGTGCCATGTTGTAGTTTATGCCCTGGATTGCTTCTCTGGTTTCGCAGCAGCAGTTTGCAAGCTGTGCCTGGAGTGCATTGGTATTCTGCATATTTGCTACAGTGTCAGCATTAATAGCCTGCTGAATGCCGAAACCAGTCTGCATGATGTTTGTGTTGATTCCGTTAAATCCGGTAAGCATACCGTTATTCATAGCATAGAAGCCATCACACAGGCCGCTATTGATTCCGTCAAGCTTGCTGATTACAGCGGAATTGTCGAATCCTCTCTGAATATCTGCCTGAGTAGCTGCTGTAGCTACATATCCTCCGCCGTTTCCATTATTGCCCCATCCGTTGTTTCCCCATCCGAAGAAAGCAAAAATAAATAAAACAATAATCCACCAGCTGCCATCTCCACCAAACATGCCGTCATTATTTCTGCCGTTTCCAGTAGCAGCGGCAATATCTGCTAAGCTATAATTTCCATCCATAATATAATCTCCTTTTTGTGTATTTACATCAATCTGGCCAGATTGTAATGTACTATTTCATTCCTTTCAACATGCGCTGGAATTGCCCTGCCATCTGTTGAACTTGATTGAGCTGCTGTTGAGAAATCTTTCCAGACTGCAACATTTTCTCGACTTCTGCTTTCGGATCTCCCTTAAAATTCTGTTTAAACTGCATAAACTGTTGTATCATCTGCATTGGTCCGTTTCCCTGCGGCATCCCGCCGCCAAGTGCGTTAAATAATGGATTACTCATCTGCATTTCCTCCCTTTGTCGCTGATTCCTGTACGGTATTAGCCCTAACAGGTTCAGAAAATGAATTTAATCGGTTTATGATAACTTCGTATTTGCCTTTCAAATCATCGTATTCCTGTCGAGTAACATATTTACTGTCCATGTTCTGAACAGGCTGCTTAGGCGGCATCTGAGAACCTACCTCGTGGTATTCAAATGTCCGCAGTGGTTGTGGCATACCGGATACATCTGTGGATTTTATGTAGAACTTTTCACTTTCGCTGTCCATCAGCAAAACACTTGTCCCGGGTGCTACCAGATAGGATTTTGCGCCGACTTCGCCGGATACCCACAGGATACCGCTATTATTCTGCTGTGGTTGCTGTACTGGTTGAGTTGGAATCTGGACAGGCTGTTGCTGGAACTGGTTCATCTGCCCAGGAACGCCAAAGCTATATTGATAAGGATTGTTATATAATGCCATCTTATACACCGCCTTTCTGATTATATTTTTACATAGATATATCAATCTAAAAAGTTCGAAAAAGTGTCAAAAAAGTATTGACATATCACTCACTGGGTGGTATTATAATATCAACAAGAGGAAATAAGGAATCATTTAGGAGGTAATCATTATGAAGTATAACAAATCAGAAATCATGAAAAATGCATGGAGTATCGTAAGACAGTGTAAATGTACTATTTCTGTAGCACTTAAAAGAGCATGGGAAAAAGCTAAAGAAGATCTCAAGCTCGCAAAGCTTGGCAAATATTTCAATACTTTCCTTGATGGATGCGAAGTTCTTTTTAACCTTGGAGACGGAGTTGTTTCTGGAAATACTTTTAATTGTAGGAAAACTTTAAAAGAATTTGGGCTTAAATGGAATCCAGACGAAAAATACTGGTATGGAAGTCCTGAGAAAGTTGAAGATATCGTGAGATATCGCGTTTTATAATAAAGGAGGATTAAAATGAAAATACAAGGAATCGGAGTCATTAGTAAGAAGGTAGCGATAAAATCATTGGGGCTTGATCGAGACAAAGAAGGCCGTGAAGCTCTTAGAAAAGGGATGTTTACAGCTGAAGAAATCGGAGCAATGTACAAACTTGAACAGGTCAAAAAGGCATGCAAAATTGGAGATTGTGTTGAAACCTTTGCGCGCAATTACAATCGTATCCCGGATGACCTAAAAGAAAATCTCACGCCGCAGGAACTGGCAGAGCTGGTTGAAGCGTTTTATAAATGTTATGGAGACGGAAAAAATGCAAAGTAAAAAGAGCTAAGCATGCAAAACTAGCTCTTTATACCTAAAATTATTATTTCAATCCGTGGTGCCCGGAATCGTTAGGCACTCCGCTTACAGAACATCCCTCTGTAAGTGACAAAGCCATTATACCACGAAGGTAAAAATATAGTCAAGGGAGGATAATAAAATGACGGGCGAAGAAAGGATTAAGCAATTAGTTGAAAAAGGATGGAAAATAGTAAAAGACGAATCTACGTGGTGTCGTTATGTGAAATTAGAACAGGAAGTACCGAGAAAAAGCCGAGATTCGTTCGGAAATTCCACTGGTGAAGACTGGATGCAGACGATACATAGACAGGTTACCATTTTTGACGATGGCGATTGGGAAGAAACGAGAGGTTAATATATGGATGTAAAGGAATTAAGGAATTTTACAAATCTGAGCCAGCAAGCTTTTTCTGAAAAATATGGTATTCCTAAAAGAAGCATAGAAAACTGGGAGAGTGGCAAGCGAACTCCACCAGAATATGTTATAAAGCTACTTGAAAGAGCTGTAAAAGAAGATTTTTGTTAAAAAAATGGGAGAGGGTAGAAAATCCTCTCCTTACTTTTTAGCATACTTTAATTATTTTATTATTCACCCTCCGGCTTAACCGCTTTGCTGTTGATATGCTCACATTCATCTGCTCAGCACAGTATTCGAGAGTGCGTTCCTGGCATCTCAACCGGAACAGTCTTTCTTCGTCCGGTGTGAAATTGCACTCTATCAAGAACCTGTCTATATCTTTTTTCGTGAACACATATAATTTCATGAGCATACCCCTTACTAATGCTAACGTTGATTCTGTGCAAGATAATTTGTAAGCTTCTGTTTTGTTTTTTTTAATTCCTCGACGTTATTTCCACTAATCTGACTGTCCAACATTGTTGATAGCACTTCCAGAATCAATGAATCACGTTCCGCAATCCTCTGAAGACTCTCGTAATCTCGCTTATCATGTTCTTCCAGTGTCTCAACTCGCTTGTTGAGTCGAAATGCCGGAGTAATCCATTTAAAAACAACAGCTGCTGCCCCTCCAATAATTGATACTCCTCCACAGATTGAAAGAAAAAACTGAATAAATTCCTGTATGCTCATTTAGCTACTCCTTTTCCCAGTAATATACCGGGACTTCATTTCCGGAATCCCATGTATCATAATATTTACCATCTTGTACTGTCACCACATGACCATCTATGCAGAGAATGTATGTGCCTGTCTGATGATCTGCGCAAAAATCATTGACTGTATAGATATACTGTTCTGATTGCTCAATCAGTTTACGTCTGTACCCACGTTTATAGAGGTACGCTCCCCAAACGTAATTAGCTGATGGCATATCTGACAGAGTACATGCCTGTATCATTAATCCGGTAAAAACCGTTTCCCAGTCGAAGCCGGTTGCTTTACATATTGCCCGAACAGCACAATCTCCGACTCGATTTCCAGCAGGATTCGGATTGTAATATTCCCATCTATCCATCAGTCAATCCCCTTTGCTGTCTTATATCGTTTTGCCGCTCCTCTGGCTTTTGCGGCATTCTGGTGGTTCCACTTAGCAATCATGAGTCGGTCTTGTAGCTCCCTCAGGTCGTTCTGCTTGCAGTAAGCCTTGTATGCAGCATTTTGCTTCTGCAAAAGATAAGACTTCCGGTCAAGGTCTTGCTGGAGTGCAAATCTCGTCTGTTCGTCCTTGCAGTTGTCAACCGCCGTTTGCATTCCAAGGACTTCTCTCTTTGCCTTTCGGATTCTTCGCTCGTAAGTACGTTGCCGCTGTTCCTTTTCGTACTGCTTTCCCTTGTTGGCTTTGTCCTGCGCTGATAGTTCTGCATAGGGATTAAATTCTCCATCACTGGCTCCAAAACTATGCCGACAATTGACCCCTGACAGTCCACTTGCCGTTCCATATCCGGTCAATGAGAACGGTGGAAATTTCTTGCTCTTGCCAGAACGAGAGTATATCTTGCCTTGCCACCATGAGTGATTTCCGGGATTCTGACCACCGTCACCCGTTCTGGCTCCCATGTGCGCGCTGACCAGAACTAAATCCCAGTTCATTTCTTCCATGCGTTTTAGGGATATATCTCCCGTAGCCTGAGCCACACCAGTTCTGACAGAACGTGCGACTGCTGTTTCGATCGTGTCTTTTCTGCCAGATGGATATGTGACCGTAACACCATCACTCACAACGTTATTAACCGCCTCTTTGATGGCTTGCGTATATCCAACTGCCCCAGTCATTACATGATTATATGCAAGGTCACATTGCTCGATATAGAGCCTTTGAGCGGCACTTGCGGTTGTTCGTGTAAAATTCTTCCACTCTCCCATAGTCGCAAGCATATTTCGCTCCATGAGCCTTATCATAGCTGGCGACTGTTCTAATGGGACTGGACTGAGTCCTGCCGCCTTATATACCTTATCATCATAGTTCATTGCAGTGATTCCGGCATCTTCAAACGCTTCAAGAAGTTCCTGCTGTTCACGTTTGGTGCATTTGGATAATTCTGCCAGAATGTCCTCTAACAGTTCACCGGATTCCTGTAGTGTTCTGATTCTCCACGCATCGGCATTAGTCAGAATATAATCTTCACCTCTGCCGATTCTTGCCACCATTCTCGACACGATCTCAGAGATGATATACTGATGCAGTTCTTCGGCAATTTGCTCACTACCCTCTGTAATTTGCCGTAAATATTCTGGACTAAGTATAGCATATCACCTCTTTCGATAAAAGTCGTGGTACATGTTTTAGTTTTTTGATGGTTAACTAAATCCTTCTTTAATTAACTACTTCAATGTCTAAGTTATTAAAAATGGCATTTCCATAGCCAGTTATATTTAGAGATATCACTCGGAAAAGTTGATTAAATCATCAATTAATAATGCGTTAGTACATACAAAATGTACTCCATTTTTACAAAAATTTTTTGCCACTGATACTTCATCTGTTGTACCAACTCCTACTTGAATATTTTTAGCCAGCGCTTTAGAAATGCCAATAGCCGTAAGGTTATTAACAGTAGAGCCTATATAAACAGTGTTATTATCTGTTTTAAGACTAATTGCTGAATTTACTACATCATCAGTTATATCTCCATCTACATTTACAAAAAAATTAGTAAATTCACATAGACTATGTATATAAGTTAGAAATGAATATTCAAAAGAATTCCATACAACTTTATCAAGCATCCCTAATTTATTTGCCACATTATACGCTTCTTTTATCCATTTGTTATCATATCCTGTTTTTAATTCAACAATAGGTTGTATCGACCTTATTTTACAAAAATATAAGAAATCTTCGAGTGTACACATTTTAGTTCCCTTATATTTCGCATTTTTCCAAATTCCAAAATCATACTGCTTTGTATCCTCATAGCTAATAGTAGAAATATTGATTGTTTCTGGTAATACATTTCCATCTTTATCTCTAGCTGTATTGTTAATATTTATATTATGACACAAAACTGGAACTTTATCGGATGTATAAACAACATCTGTTTCAATACATCTGCACCCATATTTATATGCCAATTCAAACGCTGGCATTGTGTTTTCTGGAGCAATACTTGAATATCCACGGTGAGCCATTATTACAGTATAATCATTAAAATGATTTACTGTCTTTTTGTCAATTAATTCATCTATAAAATGTTTATTACTTTCTATACCATTATACGATACCATATATTTTTCTGTAATTGATTCTATATCGCCTTCTTTATACTCCTCCATAGTATCTTTCAATAATAGTCTATACTTAGTGCCTTTGCTTACTGATACTTCATAATTCCACCCACTATCATATAAAAAATTACCATTTTCATCATAAGAATGATATGCTAAAACAAATCTATCTTCCAACGACCTAAAAGTAGTATCATAATATGCACAAGAGATATCTTTGCTTCTAAATCTTGATGCAGTTGTTGAAATCGGAATACCATTTGATAAAGAACCATATACAAATTTCATGTAATTCTTTAATATATCATTTCTGTTAGTTAAATTTATCAATTCCCATTCATATGTTATTGCGCTTAAATATTCGTGAATATCAGCAATTCCGGTTGTAATTCCTGTTTTAAAAATAGTCACCGAAAACTTTGTATTTGCCGTTATTACTTTTCTATTTTTTATAAACGAATCTTTTTTTATAAAACTACCATCGTTATCATACCAAGAAAAAGCAACTTGAAATCCATCTTTAATATATAATATTAAATTTGTATCATAGGAAATGGGATGTTTATTCGATACCTGATAAATATAATCACGTTCATATTCACCAGTAGTACCTTTGATATTACCAACGTCAAATTCTCCTTTTAAAATACATGTACCATTCTCTAAGTTAACTAAATCTTCCTTTAGTGACTTAGCTACGTCACCAGTTACTTTCGCATCAGCAAAGCCACCGTCTACGGATAGGGTTTTGTCTGATGCGTATTCCGGCGTAATTCCTTCTCTTGCAAACGTTCTTTTTTTTCCATCTGCTGTGATTATTCCCTTGAACGTATCTGCCATCTTTTTACTCCTCTCCGAATAAAGTTGGTTCGTCTGGCTGAGCTTCTTCAACCATTGCTTTAGCTTCTTCCTCAGTCATTCCCTCGAATTTTACAAAATACAACCATGCCGGAACCTTGCCAGTGATCACATACTGCCACCATCTTGCTCTGTCTTCATCTCTATTATAGGTGATATCTCCGAAGTCGTAGGTCACCTCATATGCGCCCACAGGAGCCATGCCGTACAGGTCTGCAAACACATTTAGCGCATAGATGACTCCGTTCAGGCAGTCTTCCAACTTGTCGCGCACATCCTTGATAAATCCGATCGTTCGCCTATCATCCGCTTCCACCTGCCTAGCCGTCACCATGCCGGTTTTTTCATTAAAAACAAAGTACCCGTTGGAGAATCCAATCTTATATCCTATCTGGTTTAAAAGGGCATTTATGCCGCTTATACGGGTATCTGTGTTGAGAATTGGGTTGATTTCCTGATAGAACTCTTTCTCGTCCTGTCCGAATACATTCTTGACAAAGTGCGGTAAGTTCATCTTGTTCCGTCTGTTTTCCATGCTTTGTGGCGACATGGCTGATACAGGCGTGCCGCTTGGAATCAGTAGTCTATCATCTGCCAGAACAATCTTCTGCGAATCAAAAATCTCTCCGGCGTTTCTGCTGTATGCAATGTCAAAATCCTTTAATTCCTCAATTGCTTCTGCAAATATCGGCAATCCAAGAGGTGTACTGATATCCACATTGTTTGCCTGCGGTGTCCGCAGTACTCCGTACAGAGGCCCGTCCAGCTTCTCACCGTTTGCCTTGAGTATCGGCGGCGTATCTGCCATTAGGTCAGCCCACTTGGTCTGCTTAAGGTCGATTCTGTCACCGATTGACTGAGGGGATTTTGACACATAAGCTCTGTTAGAAACGTAGTACGGATAAGTTGTTACGCCATCTATTGTAATCTCAGCAAATCTATGATATTCAAGCCGTGTGTAGTATTTTCGTCCAACAGTATAAGAATCCTTGAATATAATCCCCTTGATCTCCTGATTGTCGTAATCTACAATCATCACATCTGCTGGGGTAAATACGTCAAGGCTCTCCCCGTTTGGTTTGATAAATACCGTTCCATAAGCACAGCCATATTCTACCCAGTGCCGGATTTGGAAATATACCTTGTTAATCTGCTTTTGTAGCCATGTAGCCCTTGTGGAACCGTCTATCTGAATGCCGATCGCCAATGTTGTGAGCCGAGCTGTCTCTGAGCAGACAGTTTTCGCAAAATTGATCGTCTTGATGTTATTCTTGTCATCTAGCCATTCCGGTACTCCCCTGTAAATGTTCGCGCACCGGTTAATCAGCGATTCCATCTCTGGAAATTCTGCTGCATGGATATTAAAATCCTCTTCGGCTTGTTTTTTGAATATCATGTTAAACCACCTTTTTAGTGTTGTTATAAGTCCCATTTAGTCACCTGTCGCTATCTTCTTTCCACACATCGGACAATAATTAAGGTCAAACGGTCTGGAAGTAATGCTTCCTTTTCGGTCTTTCATGTACATGTACAACATACAGCCGTATATATATTTGTTCCTCTTGCGTTCTGGATTATCATGGCATTCTTTCCAAGAAGCTAATTCATCACAAAATTTACACATTATGCGCTGTACCCCCTTCTGTTAAACAACGGCTCATAAGCATACCTGAGTGCCGAGATTGCGTGGTCGTTTCCATCAGGATAACCGCTTATTACATTTCCCTCTTTGTCCCGATCGTACTCATATTCCGTAATTTCCTTGTATGCGTTCGGTGTTCGCTTCGGATCAATGACAAGAGTCTTTGTTTGTAAGAATTTAAAACCATACTCGATACTTCCCGGTCCTTTGATCGCTCCTCTGGCAGGAAGTCCTGCGTCTCGGAAATCATTCACGGACTTAGGCTCCGCAGAATCACATATCATCGTATAATCGTCATAGCCTTTTTTCTTGATCCAATCAGCGGTCTTGGAGTTGCTCCATTTATTTACATACAATTCGTCAATCAGATATATTTTCTCTCTAGCAGAATCGTAATAAGTTCGGAGATAGCAGAAGGCATCCGGGTACCATCCATAATCTACGCCAGCGAAAATACGATCCATGCGACTGATTTCTTCATCTGTAATATCTCTAATCTCCAGATATTCAAATACGTTTCCGCCGTCGCCATTCGGAACACCCAGGTATTCATGCTCATAGGCTTCTGGATTGATTTCTTTCAGATGCGCTGCATCGTCAATAAACTTCTGTCCGAGCCACTCCGCCGGAGCTTCCAGATAACTTGAATGATGAATAACTCTTTTCGGGTTAGGTATGAGCTTAATCCTGTTTACCCAGTTTGATTTTGATTTTGGTGGGTTATATGATGAAAAATCATAGGATTCATCGCCACCACGAAGCACTGACTGATTAACAGAACGTTCCTGAGCATCTCCCTTCATTTGATCTTTTTCTTCTTTCCAGAGGATTCCGATATACCCAAACTCCGGCTTAATAGATTTCAGTTTGGTTTCATCGTCCAGACCACGGAAGTATATTGTCTGTCCAGTCTTAATATACTTGATCTCAAGTGGTGACACCTTGCATTCAAATTCTTCCATCAATCCCAGTTCATTGATAGCCCATTTCATGTTAGCATATACAGAATCTTTCAGAGTACCAGCCACCTGTCTTGTAATGCAGGCATGCATCTGAGGGTTATTCTTGATAAGTTCAACAATCTTAAAAGCTACAAATGAAGATTTCAGACCGCCTCGGCCGCCCTCGAATACATATTCGATGTTAGGCTTAATCTGTCGATTAATGTCCACGAATGCCTTACCGAGTACTCTGGCAGGAAGCTCATATTCGCTTTCGTCTGATTTTGAAACAGCTACCAACTGTTCCCATTTGTCCACTGCCTGCATATTTCCTTTGATAGCTTTTGCGTATATAGATGCTGCTACAACAGCGTTGTTGTTTGCGTCCTCGTCGGATATTCCCATTTTTGCGAGCTTTGCTCGAGTATTGTCGGGTGCTGGATTGTCAGCTATCATTTTCGCAAGTTCAGAGAGGGTTTTTTTCCTGCGGCGAGCCTGTCCGGAGGCGATTCCGCCTTTTTTCCCATTTGCTCTAGCTTCGCTCTTGCTTTGCATACTACCGGGTCTTAAGTTTTTTTCATTTGCCATTTACTATTCATTTCCCTCTACCTCTCTGATTAATTTTGCTTTATTTCCTGTGAATTTTTCCCATCTGTCCACTATCACGTCGCAATAAGCTGGATCGTATTCCATCATCCTGCATCTGCGGTCCATTTGCTCGCAGGCAATTAATGTGGAACCTGAGCCTCCAAATAGATCAAGAACAATATCTCCACGCTCTGTTGTGTTCCTTATTGCAAATTCTGACAACTTTATTGGCTTTTGCGTAGGATGAACGTATTCAGAAGAAGAATCTTTTTTTATAGTCCATACGGAACCGATTCTTTTTCCAGTTATTTCCCTGCCATTATTTGCACATAGTATAACTTCGTAGTCAGTGCTGAAAGTATGTTTTAAGTCACCAATTCCGCCTCCGCCTTTGTTCCAAATAATCATGTTCGTTAGATCATGATATTTTTTAAATAGCGGTATCCATTTATCAAGAACTTTCCACGTCGTGCATATAAATACAAAACCATTGCATACAAGCTGTATACTCGGAAAAAAGTCTAATATTTTATCATCGTTTTCAATGACGTCGAACTTCTTGCTTTTTTTTCTTAAGTTACTTTGGTATTCATATCCGTAAGGTGGATCAGTGAAGCACATATCAGCCTTTTCTTCATGCATTAATTTCTCAATATCTGTGATACATGTGCTATCTCCGCATAAAAGCAGATGCTCCCCCAGCTTCCACATATCGCCTTTTTGAGTAAAAGGGTTCTCTGGAACGGCTCCTTGGTATTCATCTTCTTCAGCTTCTAATTCTTCTGATTCGAGTTCAAATCCAAAATCAGTCATATCAATATCGAATATTCCTTCAATTTCGCTGTCCAGTAAATCTAAATCCCATTCTGCCTTTTCAGATACTTTATTGTCAGCTAAACGAAAAGCTTTTATCTGTTCGTCTGTCAAATCATCGGCAATAATACATGGTACGCTTTTAAATCCAATTTTTTTTGCTGCTTTGTATCGGGTATGCCCAGCGACAATTATGTTGTTCTTATCAATAACAATCGGAACTTTAAAGCCAAATTGCTTTATACTTTCAGCGACGTAAGGAACTGCATCATCATTTTTTCTCGGGTTCTTTTCATACGGCTTTATGTCTTTTAATTTAATTTCTTGAACATTCATATTGAATTCACCTCCAACTGGCTATAAAATCCCATAGTAACACTTCTGAGTATATTCTATCACAGGTCAGTAGAAAAGTTGTGGTACATGTTTGAGGAATTTTGCGTTAAAAAAGAGCCGGTAAATACCGACTCTCTAATTTTATTCATTGCTTTGTAATTTTCTGATCGTCTCGCCCTGATCTCCCGGACGCCCCATGAAACATTCCGGGCAATGTTCGTAAAATGCACATCTGATGCAGTCATGTGGACTGATTGAGCTGCAATATTGATGTAGTACTGTGAATGCTGATATAGCGAGCTGTGGGGTTGTTTCTGGTGTAGGGTTGTTATTCATTCTTCATTTCCTCCAACTGTTTTACTGCTTTTCTATAATCCCTATTCGCAGACCGGAACATCATCAAGAGTATTTCAGATACAGGCCTTGTCCGATTTCTTCGCTTTGCTTTTTTGATGCATGTAAGATCATTTGCTTCTGGTACATATATTCCTACATAATGTGGAATTTCAAGGGATACCGCAGCGCATACATCTGTCGGCATAACTAGGTAGTTATAATCGCCAACAAAATTCAGCCCATGACCAGAGCGAAAATCTTCAGCTGATGATTTAACCTCATAACAATAGCAGTCACCTTTTTCTATTCCGGACACGCTATTATTCACCGGCACGAACCGCATATAATCCACCCTTACCGCATGATCTGTTGAATAATCGAATGTCACTTCCTTAGCCCAATAAATACGTGGATCATTGTGAGGATTGATTTTCTTTTCGATCATTGCTGATAGTTTTGCTGTAATCTCAGGTCTTGTCATTTTGAATCTCCTCCAACTTCTTCTCAGCTTCTTCACGGGTGAGGAACCATGTTTTCCCGTATTCTACGTCAACACAAATAACGTTCGGGGCATGAATACTGTCTTTATCACACTGTACGAACCAACCACTTTGTGAAAATACAATGCTGTAAGCTTTTTGATGATACACTCTGTTATTTGCTTTATATCCATTCAGAACATTTAAATCATAATTCGCTTTGCTCGGAATCTTATAAATATCATCACCGATTTTAACCGGCAATCTCACAAGCAAGCCCTGTTCTTCTAAGTCCTCATAAGTGGCAAGCTTTTCAATTGCAGGATATAAATACTCTCCGCTTAATACTTTAACAAGAGGTATTTTATTCTCAGATTCAAATACCTTTATTCCTGCAATCCCTTTCTTTTCGTTATTTGGAACGTATCTTTCTGTTAATCTCTCCATCTACTTCACCTCTTGAAATCTTCTCATAAAATGAGCTTTCCATGATTCGTCTACTTCCACAAAATTTTCTTTTTCATATTCCTTGATCATGTTTTCAGTTTTAAAATTTCATCTTTAAAAAAATCGTTATGTCGTTCTAAAAACTTGTCTTTTTTAAATTTTCTGCAATACTGCTCATGCGACCTTGCCTTGGTTTTCATGGTATATTCACATATTCCTGTAGTAGATGCTAACTTCAAAACTTCTTTCGCATATTCGTAATTGTCTTTATCTACCCCTCTTGGCAAAGCCCATCCCATAAAAGAATCGCATTCACAACACTTTACTTTCTTGCTCATCTGCTCTACCTCTCATACAATCTCATCAATGCACTGATTTCGACCATCGACCATCCCGCGCTGATAATCCGTCATATCATTCTCGGTAGTACTTTTCTCCGGCAGTGGCTTCAATGGACACCAATCTGGTCTTGATTCACTTTCGTAATCATAATGCTCTTCTGTTATAAGCCTCATGTCACTGTCTAAGCACTCAGCTAACTCACAACACCCCTCATATTCAGAATCGCCGCAGTATTCAGTTCCGAACGGGCAATCGTAACAGTTTTTCGGTGTATCCGTCACTAATGCTGATTTTCTCATTTTTCTCTTTCCTCTTTTCTATAAGAATGCTCCATACTGTGCAGGATTGATAATATCTTCCTTCTCTCTGGTAGCATCTGCGTATCCGAGCCTTCCATTCTTTCTATTTTCTTCTTTTGTAAACATGGTTGAAATGTCTTTGCCTTTATTCATCTGATTCCTCCTGTATCTTAGAAAGTGGTTCAAATCTTCTTTTCTGCTTTACATTTGGATATTTCTTTCTGTCCACATCACTCGTAAACATAGTCAACGGTCTGCACCATGTTACAAATGGGTATGCAAAGCACTTGTAGATCACCATGATTTCATCAGATTCTGTATGTACTGCGATATCGGTGACAATATAGATTCTTCCTTTGAAGTGTTTATATCTTCTTCCGACCATGCTATCTTTTAGCTTCCCTAATGTCCCAACTGATACATTGCTCATTCAGCTCCACCGCCTTCCACGATTTTAACAGCATAGTCTATAGCTCTATTCCATTCCAAGTCCTCATCATTGGAAACAACACGAAATCTGTCCATAAGCGATTCCGTAACTTTTTCCGCATCAAAAGCTGTTGGCTGCTCGTCAATCTTTTCAAGGATCTCTAAATCATCAGAATATGCACAATGTATCGCATGTTTCAATTTATCTGCATCAATTAATCTGCCCATCTTTCATCCTCCCACACTCCCAACAACCGCATCCTCTCATACAGTACAGCGACGGTCTTGCGTCTGTATCCGTAGAAGTCTTTTGGATTCATCGGGATATATTTTTCTTTACTGATTTTCCTGTAACTTTTCCGGTGCAGGATATTCTCAATAACCATATCCGCTATCACCGTGTTTTTCGGGCAAGCTGACAAGGCAGCACCAGAAAGCAGGTATCCGTACTCTGCCGGGAAGTCTTTCAGCATCGTATTCAGTTTTTCAATGTCCTCTGCCGGAATGCCGTAATCTTTCAGCTTTTTGTTCCTTGTCAGCATACCGTTCTCCTTTCTAATCGTCTGGGTGGTGTTTATCGTACATGATCGCTACACATACAAGACCAGCCACTCCGACTATGATTCCACGTGTAAGTCCTAATAAGAATGTAATCATGGCTCGTCCTCCTTATATGGTTCTGGAAGTGACCTCCATGCCACAACTTTTTCATATGATTTCAAATCAATCCACACTAATTCGCCATAATAATTATTGTTAATAGAGAACCACTCACTTCGGCAATAGTATTTATTTAAAATTTCATTATAAATATATGCCATATAGTAATCGGATTCTTCCGGCAATCTCTCGCTGACTGGAATCCATCCGTTTGCTTTCTCACCATCTATATTTTCGATAAAATCCATGAGCTTAAGCCCGAACTCATATGCAGTTCCCTCGAAAGGTCTTCCGTAAGGATTTATTGTCTTTTTTATGTAATCGTATATTTTGCGTTTATCGCTCATACTTCCACCTCGCTATCCTCTGGCATCTGGAACGTCATTCCATTTTTGAGCATTTCTCCAAGTTCTCCCGCATGTGCTTTGTTTTCTTCCGTTTTTGGCTTCATACTTAATACCCTACATACTTCTGGAATTACATATTTTGTGTATTCCGAATCTCCATAGGCTTCCTGAATCATATCCAGTACCTTAATAACCTTTTCTCTACTAGAATAATTGCCGATAAAATACAAACTATCAATAAATATCGCGAAGCATTTTCCTCTTTCGCAAATACCAATAGTTTTTACAGAATCAATGTTCAATAACTGCTCTTTATCCTGACTTCTGATTAACATTTCATTTCCTCCTTATTTCGTGTGACTGGTAATCCTAATTCTTTTTGCTTCTCTGCAATTCTTAACGGAATGTATAATTTATGGTATTCTCTTCTGCAAATATCACAGTTTCCATATCTATGTCCCCAACACCAATTACAAAATTTATTGAACTGTTCTTTCAATGCTTCTGAAGATGATGTATTTGCGTATCCTTCCCGTATTGCTTCCGACATAAAGCTCATTTTCATTCTCGCTTTCTCGTATAATTCAGAATATTTTTCCCATGTTTCTGGCAGTTTAATACAATCTGGCTCATAAGGTTCTGGATATACAGTATATCCGCACTTCGTACATTTGATTTGTGGTGGAAAGTCTCTACTCCATTCCATATTTCCACCACATTTTCTGCAACGAATGTATCTCTCTACTTTCTTTGGTTTCGTTTTGAAAAATGAAGTGTAATTATTATTTTTCATTCTATCCTCCTAACATCTGACAATCTCAATATTGTTATCACTGTAAAATCTGTATGAATCATCTCTGACTTTCTTAACTTCACGTATGATAACTTCCTTCGCTTTACTGACAGCTTCCTCGAAATCCTCTGTTCCGAGATTGTGGTTGTAAATATCCAATGCGCTACAGTTGAGAAACAGTACATTTCCGTAACCGACGTATTTGTGGATAACGATTACTAAAGAATTGTATTTCAAAGCGAAAACGCTTCCGGTTTTGGGCTCTTCGTTATACTTAGCGTTACTTTTGAATTTCATTTTGCGTCCTCACTTTCCCCGTTTTCGTATTATAACCCGGCTTTTTCCAACAATTTACCTATATCGGAAATTTTCGTCTTCTGGTTGTACTCGAAAGAAATTTCGCCGTTTTTGTCGTTCTTGAACATTATCCTGCTTGTTACCGTGCAAGTATTACCAGAAAATTCTATACTTCGAAATCTGGTTGAATAGCTTGTGTATTTTGAAAATGCCTTCAAAACTTTCTGATACGTTTTATACTGCACACCTTCAAGAATTTCGTACCCCAGTTTTTCCTTGTTAATGACCGAAAAAGTTTCGTTATAATAATTGCACAACTTTTTAGAGCCTATTTCCCGGATAACGACGCAATCACTTTTTACCTCATGCACGAAACCGACCATAAATTCATTCGGGAAAATAGTAGTATTCGCCATAACTAGATCACCGGCTTTTAATTCATGCGTGTTAAATATAAACGGTCGAATATAATCTTCTTTCTTTGCCGTACAAGAAGTCAGTCCCGGTATGATCCTTGAAATAATAATCATCAAAATGCGTTCTTTATCTCTCATTTTTCTTATTCCCTTTCCACATGTAAACAACTGACACGCTATTGTGCAGTTAGTACATGATTTTATACTCCCATCTTCTTAACCAGATTCTTATTCATCTCGTCAAATCTTACATCTGTGTTCTCTTCAATGTCCTGCATCATGCTCAGAACGCTCATTTTTCCCTCATTTGCCATTTCAACGTACTTATTGGCAGTTCTTATCACATCAAGCAAACGCTTCGTGGAAAAGCCATATAAACGTCTCAGAGCCATCATGGTAGTGACAGTGTTGATCGTGTTGCTCCAATCTTCACCAACAGTGAATCCATCCTCGTAGGCTTGCTGCTCTACGTCTTTTATCTGTCTATAACAGATCTGCATTGAACGCCCGAACGCCTGAGCTGCCTGATTAGAAGTCTGAACAGGAAATCTGGTCTTTTTCTTGACTTTTAACTTGCTACTCATTTTTCCTTCACCTTTCTGAACTTATATCCTGTCACTCGATACGCTCGTGGCGTACCGGGGTTGTCCGTCTCAAGTAAGCCACCTTCCAGTAATTCGCCTCCATGCCTCTGCACCGCTCCTCGCTTCATGGCTATGCCACAGCCATGCACATCATTTCAGAACCTTTCGTAGCAATTCCTTCGCACTTCCTCGCCAAGCCATGCCATTGCTGTGTTTATACGACATTCTTTTCCGTGCTTCTTATATTTTACATTTCCCTGTTGACACATCTTCCGCCCATTTATAGAGTGCTAAAGACAGATACCTTGCCAAACTGTCTGGATAGATTTCATATAAATCCTCGATTTTTTTATGTAATGCATCAAAATATTCATCATCATTTTTTACATCGTAAAATTCTTTTATTGTCTTCCAAAACTCTGGACTACTGCATTGCCTTTAACTCATCTTTAATTCTTGTAATTATCTGCTTAACCATCTTCTCTCCTCTATCCCATTATGCTCGCAAGGAACTGTCTCTGTTCTCCTGCTGCTTTTTTCTTTCGAATGCCTTCCTCCGGCATCTGTAACTCTACACAGGTCTTGATGATCCGGTCTCTGGTCCTGGTGTCCACATTCAGATTATCGGTGCTCATGTTGGAAGTGTAAATTGTAATGTTTCCGTCCTCCATACGCTTGTTGATCAGACGGAACATTTCCTGCCGCTGCCATTCCTTGTCTGCCTGTGCGCCGATATCATCCAGAACAAGAAGTTTGCAATCCCGGTATACCTGACTGGGATCCTCTTCTCCGCGATCGCGCTTGTAGCTGTCACCAACAGCACTTATGTAGTCAGGTGCAGTCACGAAACGCATTTGCAGATCGTATTTCATCATCACCGATTTCGCCAGGCAGCACGCCAAGAAGGTTTTTCCACTTCCCGGTGTCTTGCTCCACAGATACAGTCCCTTTCCTGCCATTTCCCACTTCTGGAAATGGTTCAGAAAGGTGGTGCACAAGTCTCTCAATTTGCTCATGTCTCTCTGATAAATATCAAAATCGAACTTGCCAAGATCTGCATCATGGTACTCTTTTGGTACTCCGGTACGGTCCTGTGCTCTATAACCACCTTTGCACTTTGGACATCTGCGAGCATATTGAATTTCTTCTGGAAGTCCGTAATCATAGACCGTGGCATAATATGTCTCCCATCCAGTCCCATGGCACACAGGACACTCACCATAATCTGACTGAGTTAGTTGGTTCTGGTTCATCTTTTATCGCCTCTTTTCTCGCATCATAGTTTCCGTCAAGGACCTTTGCCATGTTGGAATCACTGACCAACCAGTCAAATGTTGCTGACCAGTTGCGTTTATTTTTTCCCTTCAGGAAGTCGGAAGCCTCTGCCTTTTCAAACAAAGTCTGGAAGTCATCAAGAGTGTAACCTGTTTTCATTCTGGCATTTATAGCCTTCTTCCTTGCTTCAGACATCTTTACCAGGCGGGGATACGACCCACAAACGGAATTGTACAATTCACGAATCGTGGCATAGATGCTGTTTTCAGGAGTTCCACTCTCATAATCTCCTTTAGGAGATTTATTATATTCTTCCTTTCTTCCTTTCTTCCCTTCTTCTATTGTTGCCCATCGACTGCCATCTGGCTGCCCATCGACTGCCATTTGACTGCCACTTGACTGATACTGATTGTAGTTTTTTACTGTAATTACGCTAAATTTAGGGTGTCGGCTGACTGCCACCTCTCCGGTATTTTCCAGATGTTTCAGTGCAGTTCTCACGTTCTTTATTGTGAGTCCTGTTTCTGCCGCCATATTCTGCTGCGAAGTAACCAGTGAGCCTCTCGGCACTTCTGTTCCCTGGAAGCGGCTCGGCTTCCAGTTTGCCTTTAACAGGATATGCAGGAACAGTACCTTCGTATTGATGTCCGTGTACCATTCCCAATCAAGGATTTTTCTGCTGATCTTCACGTAGTCCATAACCAGCCTCCCATTCCCTGTATATCTTCATCCATTCATCAAACGGCATCGTAACCAGCCATTCACAATGGTTCTTCCTGTGGAAAACCGCCGGAAGTTCATCCGGTTTCCGATCCCTCTTCGACTGATCTACAGCCTCATATATATTTAGTTTTTCTCTTCTCTTCACTTCAATGTGAATTCCAGGAAGACCAACTACATCCGCATCTCCGTTGGACCCACAATACTGCTGCCCTCTTCTTGCCTTGTAACCATACCCGCGAAGGATACCGGCTACTTCTCTTTCTCCGACAGCCCCTTTACTTCTACTATTCATGCGTCTCCTTTCCCCCTCAGGAAGTTATAACAGGCCACTCACTGAGGGAAAATCGTGTGATATATCTATATGAATTTTAGTTGCACCCGTATTTTTTATATATAAGCTCTTTTGGATTCCATCCGGGATAGATACAACTCATGTATTTTTCGATATATGCCAGCATATCTGGTCGTAAACCTTTTACTCCATTATCTAGGAGCTGATGGTGGTATCTACATCCGGTAACTCCATTCTGTTCGATTCCAAGTCCACCCTGTGATCGGTTGACAATATGCATAATATCAAGCTGCTTATATTGGAAATCGGATGAAGAATGCATATAAAAACCAATCTGGCAAAATATGCATCCGTGATCTCTATCGAGAATTCTTTTGCGCGTTTTTGCATCAAACTGTAACGCTTTTGTTCTTTTGTTCATTTACACCACCTATCCCATACTGCTCAAAAAGCTTTCGTTTCTCAAATGGCGTCATAATCTCGCCGTCTGGTATTCCAGAATCCCTGCAATCTTGAATCAATCCACTAATCAAGCGTGCCATCTCCTCTGTGTCATATGTACTGGATCCTCTAAGAAGGACATACACTCTTTTAATTTCCCCATGCTTTGTGACCACTGTCTTTGGAAGCGGATTAAGATGATATTCCACCTTGTCCAAAACATCCCTTTCCGTTTCTTCTGTATCAGGAAGATAAACCGCAACCAGATTTCCGTCCACGTGTTCTATCTGGCCGTAACGACGTAACATGTAGTTATGAGCCTCGTTATTCGTCCAGCCGTGGACTTTAGCAAGTTTGGTAAGCAATACCCAGTAATACGCATTTGCATCTAAGGAACGCTTATCCCTGTGCTGCTTAAGGCGTATATCCAGTTTCTCATGCTTGATGAGTTCCATTACTTCCTGAGCATTTTCATTCAGTTCCACCTGTAAGCTCCACTTTCCGGTCACGAGATCTTTCGCCAGTGATTTGATTTTTCCTGTAAATTCCATTTACGCACCACAATTTTGTTTGAAGTAGTTCAAATTTTTAGGATCTGTTATCGCTTTGATATTTCCAATAGTCAACTGGCTAATAGATGTCAGCTTATATGCTTCAAGAATCTTCTTCTCATTCAGAGCGTTCTTATTCAAGTATGATCTGAGTCCAGATATATCAGTACTTGACACTTCGGAAGAACTGTCATCTGCCCGATCATACTTGGTATGGCTTTCTTTCCAGTAAACATCTGCCCCAATACCAAGATTCTTGCATGCCACTGACAATGCATCCGTGGTTGCCATTTTGTAACACTCATCAGATACATAGACTCCGTTCCGTTCTTTTGTCGCCAACTTACTGCCGCCGGTTCCGGGAATTGCCTGTGACCACTCGCCCTCGTATTTGACGTACAGTTCAATCGCCACGAAAACACATATCTCATCACCAACAGTCTCCATCCATTTCTCAACTGTTTTGTAATACCAGCCAAGACCGCAGGGGCCGAACTGCTCCGTCAAGCACTTGATGCGCCACATCGGGTTGATGTCTGTAAAACCTTTCAACCGTCCTGCCGTAATAGCTCTTTGGGCATCTTTAGGAACTTCCCGAACCTTGTTATATAACTCAAGATTTTCCATAAGCCTCTCCTACTTGATCTGGATATTCTGCGAAGTTATCAGAGTAATTCCCGGAAACTTTTCTCCGGCTTTCAGTGCTGCCTTCAGACCGGCCTTGTCCGGCTTAGGCTCTGAATACTTAAGATATTCTTCTGGGACAGATGCACCCTCCGCAATATCCACGGAGCTACCACTTCTAAAAGAAATTGCTACTCTTGCAGACTTAAACTTTTCACCATCCAGATATCGGGAAAGATACTCTTTCAGTGATGCCGCTTTGCTTTCTGCGACTTTCTGCCTCTTGGCAAGATTTTCTTTTTCAGATTTCAGTGCTTCTGCATCTGACAAAAGATTTTTGATCCAGCAACCGATGTTCTCGATTTTCTGGTCTCTTTCCATCTGTAGAGATTCAAGCTTTTTGATATCTATGATTTCCCCTGTTTCCATATCTACGCAATTAAGGATTTCATTTTCGATTTCGTAC